ATTCTATAATATAGTACTATGAGAATATTGACCCTTGATAATAACCCGTTTGACCTAGATCATCTTCCAGAAGAAGTAGACGATATGCGTTTTGCTATATTGGATAATAGTAATCCGCAAGAGCCTGATTATCATTACATACCTCTAATATTTTTAGAAAGTTTTAATGCGCCAGCTTTAGTATTACAAATTGGAAAACATCGTATTCGTATGCCTGTAGATTGGCAAATACTTATTGGCGAACCAGACTTAGGCGATTTAGAAGTACTGCCTTTGACCAGTATAAATGATCGCGGGTTCAAAGCATTTCAATTCAATCCGCTAAGTAGTTTTAGACCTAGCTTTCTTGACATTGAAATTGTTGATGTTTATCAAGAAGTATCGTGGTATGCTCCTAAGCTAAAGAATGGACAAATGCTATGTGTACCACTAGGCAGTGATGAAAAACCAGAGTGCGTGTATTTTGTCAAAGACATCAGCCGTAACTGTGAAGTAATCGACTATAATAAGGCATGGTAACATGGAACAATATAATAATCCGCCAACTGAAGGCACAATTAATCTACCAAAAGTAACACCAACCACTCGCACACAGACTGATCGTCAAATAGACGCATTGGAATCTAAGATTGCAGAACAAGGGCAAGAACTGTTAAAATTGCGTAGAGACCTTGGACGTCTTAAAAATGATATTGCTGACATTATTAATATGATTAAATCTCGTGGATAAACTTAGTATTGGTAACGAAATGGCTGTTTTTGATCGTAAGGATCGAGAATTCTATGATAGCCTAACAGATGAAGAGCGGAAGAAATTTAGTAACTTCTTAATGATTCGGTATGGATCTAGTGTTACTGGCAGTCGAGATTTGCAAGAATTTTATCTAATCAGTTGTAATGAAAGATTGAACAAACATTTTTTCAATATAAATCGTCATCCAAAATTACAATGGTTGTGCGCTACTACTGTTAGTCCTGGCATGGGCACATTTAGACATAACTGGATCGCACCCAAGAAAAAAGAAGCCGGTGCAAGTGGTATTAAAAAACAACTAGCCGAATTGTATCCAAATATGAAACAAGATGAAATTGAACTTATGGCCGCAATTAATACTAAAAAAGATTTAGATGCACATTTAAAAAAATTAGGAGTAGAAAAATGATTTGGTCCGTATTTAAAAAATCTAACGAAGTCGAACGGGTAAAGCCACCTATGCCTAACCCAAGATTCAAGCACGATGGAAAACTCTATCGCTATGCACCACAAGCCGATATTACAGCATACGAAGTAGCACTAATACTTCCAACCGCGGTGCAATCGTCAACACCAATTAATCTGTATGAGTATTTTGAAAAAAATAATTTATTGAGACACTTTCAAACTGAAGATTAGTAGCAGAACCAATGAAGTATACCTGTCAGTACTGTAAAAAGGACTTTATTAAAGAAGCCAGTCTGGCTGTGCATTCGTGCGAGCCGCGTCGTCGCAGACAAGAAAAAGACGAAGCAGGTGTGCGTTTAGGATTTCAAGCATATATCAAGTTCTATGAACTAACACAAGGATCGGCTCGGTTAAAAACATTTGATGACTTTGCTGATAGCCCGTACTACCGGGCATTTGTTAAGTTTGGTCGCTATTGTGTAGATGTACGAGCAATTAATCCAGCCCGCTTTACTGAATGGGTACTAAAACAAAACAAAAAACTTGATCACTGGGCTAAGGATAGTGTCTACACAGAATACTTACAAGAATATCTTCGAGTGGAAAATGTCAACGACGCACTAGCTCGTGCTATGGAATTTGGAATAGACTGGGCAGAGAAGCATGGCCATCCTGCTGAGGATTGTTTGAGATACGGTAATAGTAATGCTATGGCTTATGCTGTGAGTACAGGTCGTATTAGTCCTTGGATCATTTATAATTGTGAATCAGGACAAAAGTTCTTAAATGAGTTGGATGCCACGCAAGTTGCTATGGTATGGCCTTATATTGATGCAGACTTTTGGATGCGTAAGTTTAAAGACTACCCAGCAGATCAAGAATATGCTAAAGATATACTAGCAAAGGCAGGTTGGTAATGTCAGCAGACATTGACTTAGACTTAGCAGACAGAACAATATTGCTTGATTTGATTCAAGCTATTCCAGCACGACAAATGCATCAAGGCCAAGTGCGCCGTCATAATTCTGGTGTGTATGTAACGGATATACCCTACGATCCTGTCAATGATTGTGCGGCTATTGATTATGAAACTGCCGAACAGCGTGGTTATTTTAAGATAGATTTGTTGAATATGTCGGTATATCAGCTAGTTAAAAGTCCAGAACATTATGAAGAGATGTTGGCTAAAGAACCTCCATGGGAACGATTATGGACCGATCCAGAGTGGGCTAAACAATTAGTTCATGTAGGACATTATACAGAGTTACTCAAGGACATGCGCCCCGATAGTATTCCTAGAATGGCGGCTTTTATTGCTATTATTCGTCCTGGTAAAGCACACTTGCAAAATCGATCTTGGTCAGAAGTATTTGAAACTGTTTGGGACGGTGATGATTCAAGGGGGTTTGTATTCAAACACAGCCACTCAATAAGTTATGCTGCGTTAGTTGCACTGCATATGAACTTACTCAACTTTACGAACTAAAGTTATTGATTTACGCTTGGATTTTTTACGGCTCATTTCACTTAGGCTACAAACGGGACCGTGTAATACTTCAAGATCTTTGTTTACAAAAGTACGCAAATATTCTTTAAATGGATCCCACTCGTTTTTCAAAAATATGTTAATTGGTATGCTACGATTACTTTCCCACCACCAAATGTTAGCTAGTTCTAAAAATTTGCGTTTGCTGTCTAAATCCTGTATGCTACCAAAATCGTATATTGTAGTGATAAAATCATCTTGGTTTTGTATGATTCCTACATATTCTGCTGAGGCGTAGGTGCAAAGCGTTATAAACGGGTATTTTTCAGCGAGTTTAGTAAACAAATCGTTGGTCATAATATTACGGATATTTATAACCAAATGGCCTCGTGTGGTTTAAACGATAAATAGTTTGTATGTATTCAACCCAAGTTTATATCTATCAGCAAATACTGCGAGTGCTAATGATGGACACCGACGCGGGCGAAACATTTACTTATAGGTACGATCCCGTGTACGCAAAACGACTAACAATTAATAAAGGTGTTGACAATGTAATTTTGTTTGAGTTTATCAACCAAGAAGAAAAACCGGTCAACATTACTGGAAGCACATTTGTTTTTAGAACCATTGATCAAAAAGGCACTAAACTTTTGATTGACGAACCATTGGTGATTTTAAATGGACCCACAGGTCGTGCCAAGGTAACTCTTAGTGCAGAACAATTATTAGAGATCCAAGCACAACCGGCAAATTATAGTATTGTTCGTACTAGTGGCAATTTAACTGAGGCGGTGTTTACCGATGCTAATAGTGGTGCCCGTGCTCCAGTAGATATTGTTAATAGTGTACTTCCGCAGTTTGTACCTAGTTCAGAACTAACGATTCCTACTGTAGAAATCAGTAATCAAATTCAATACGGTGGTACCAGCTACGGTCAATATCCAGGTGGTGTCTACTGGAGTGGAAATCCTAATGGCGGCAGCTATTGGAATTCATACAATAATACAGAATATTTCTCTAGCTTTATTTCGCCTCGTGGTCCAGTAACTACTATCCAAATGGACCTTATTCAATATACAGGAACAATCAAAGCTCAATGGGCCGAAAACTATGAAAGTCTTTGGTATAATGCTACAGAATCTACCACCTACTTAAACCATACCGGAACCATACACATGAATGTCATTGGATGGTATCCTTTATTGCGTTTGGCATTCAACAACAGCGTGTTTGCTACTCCTGAAAATTATCCAGGCTATCCAGCAATTGCTGTGGCCTACTGTGTTGACGGAGTTGTAACTAACATTGAAGTTCTCAATGGAGGTCAAGGTTATTTGGCTCCTCCAAGAATTGATATTGTCGGTGATGGTGCTGGAGCAACAGCCGAAGCAACCATTGGCAGCCAAGGCCAAGTTACAGGTATTACTGTAACCAATGGCGGTTCTGGATACTGGCCACTTCCATCTAACCCAAATCCTGGTGCAAGTCCTAGTCCGGTTCCAGCCAATCAGCAAGGTGCCATTGTGGTAATATCCACTGGATTTGTTGTAAACCTAATGTAC